CTGGTACGCAGTTCAGGGGTGCTGTCAGTAAAAATGCCGTTCAAGATAGGTATCTGCATCACTTTGCCTTGTTGCGTTCAGAGATGCGTTTTGCCTTGGCTTTGGCATCTGCTTTTGATGATGCGCCCCAAGCCCTTAGACTTAACAACAATCGAGTGGGTTCACCATCTTTGTATTCAGGACCAGCGTTGCCACTCATGCGAGCCAAGAACGATGCTCTGCGAGGATTGTCGCCAGACTTGACAGGAGGCTTCAGATTCATGCCTTCAGCCTTTGCCGCAGCCCTTCCTTTAGCGTTCAAGCCGCCTTTTGGGTTCTGACCTTCTTTGCGTGTATAGGCTGGGCTTTTCATCTGAACCCCTTGATCTTTTCAGCAATCTTTTTAGGTTGCTTTGCAAACTGCTTTCCAGCCTTTGTAGCCTCACGCTTTGCCCGTGTCGTTGCCGCATACTCAGCCGCTGTCAGTGCCTTAATCGCTTTCTCAGGCAAATATCTCTCGCCTGTTTCAGACGATGGCTTTCCAGACTTGGTGCGCCAGTTTTGGCTTGACCAATCTTTTAGGCTTTTTTGTGGGGCTTTCATTTATAGCCACCACCCTTTTTCTTATACTCTACCGCCAACAGTTGGGCTTTTCGGGCTGACCATTCGTTTGGGTCACCGCCCTTTGTCCCTGCCTTTATTTTTTCAAACAGGGCTTTTCGCATAGTTGGCTTCGTATAGTTGCCAGCCGCATTGACAGAGGACTTGGGCTTCGTAGCCATTAGGCACTCACAGCTTTAATCACTGCGAAAGCAATAACAATGGCTTCAGATAATGAACCCAAAGAAATATTACGCACGTTAATGCTTGCTGACCCTGCCGCTGATTGAGCATTTAATAAGTAAGAACCAGCCGTGCCGCCACTAATATGGTTCATTATCAAAATATCGCCAGCTTCAATGACTGTGTTAGTTAAAGTAAAACTCACAGTTGTAGAGGCAGCCAATGCCGTACCAGCCAATGTAATTTGACCTGTAGATTTGCTTAATGTTACCGCTGTTGTTTTGTCAGTGAGCTGCGTTACTACGCCACCTGAACCTGTCGCATAACCATGCTTACCAGTTCCAGTGATTACTTGATTGCCAGTTGTGCTAAGACTTGTTCCTGTAGCCGCACCGATTGTTGGTGTTACTAATGCTGGGCTTGTGAATGTACCTGTGCTGACAGTTGGGTTTGTGATCGTTGGAGTTGTCAGCGTTGGGCTTGTTCCAAACACCAATAAACCAGTTCCGGTCTCATCTGTCATTGCCGCCCGTAGATTGGCACTTGATGGTGTAGCCAAGAAAGCCTGAATGCCAGCCGCATAAACGGTCTCAGCATTGATTTGATACCAAGAGTTTGTAGGCTGATAGAAACGAATTGCTGTTGCAGTCCCTGCGCCCAAGAATGTCACGCCACCATAAAGTGCAGTCGCACCATTCAGCGCAATCGTAAGCGAGGTGATCTCTTGGGTAGTGGTAATCAGCACCGTAGTGCCATCAGGCACACCAGTATTCAAAGGCAGGGTGATCGTGCCAGTTGCCAGTGTTCCAGCGGGTTGTAACAGCATCCATTGGTCTTGGCTGACAGGGGTTGGCACAGTGATATTAAACCCAGAGCCAGGCACATAAAGATTCACCGACAAAGTTGGCGATGCAAAACTCTGTTGGAAAAACGTCAGCAAATTGCCGATTGATGTGCGTCTTGCATCCCCATTGTTGGGAGAGTAGACGGGTAACTGATCTCCGCTTGAAATCGTATTCAGTACTGGTAACTGGTTAATGGTTGGCATGACTGTCCTTAGTAATATTCGAGAGGCCCATCAGGGCCAGCAGTAACAGGATTGGCTGGTGGTCTGATAAACGGATTATCGTAGACTCTCCAAGGCTTATTGCCAGCACCCGCAGGCATTGTTGCCGGAAGTTGCTGTTCAAGCGGGAATGTGGCTCTTTGCAACAGAATATCGTAACCCTGCTTGGCAGTGGTCTTTGTCTCAATCATCACTTGCTTGCCGTAACTTGGCGCAAGTCTAATACCTAGACTGCAAATAATGGCTTCGTAAGCCGAGTCAGGCACGAGGGTTTCTTCATCTAGGGTGCTATCTTGCGGGCTGGATGGCAAAGGATAACCCAAGCGGATGCCCTTGGCGTTCCAATCTGCCATCATTGCATCTAATCTACGCAAGGCAGATTCAAGCTGTTCAGGCTGTAAATCAAACACATAAGACGCAAGCCCAATTTCCTCAAAGGCTGCGCTTATAAATTGTCGTTTTGTGTAGCCCATGCTGATTCCTCAATGTGTTTCAGAAGTGTCGCATCTGACCAGCGTTTGTCAACCTTCATGCCAATGACTTCAGCCTGTTGTAGCATTTCCTCACGGGTTGGTTGGCTGTCAATATCAGCCTCATCAACTTCAATCTGCTCAACCACATCAATAACTTCAGGCACTTTAATTTGTGAACCGATGGGCGATGGGCGAATCTGCTTTATTGCTTTGCGCTCTGCGGCATTGGCTTTTTTCAGCTTGCGCTTTTGTAACCGCAACTCTTTCCATGGGGCAAGAGTCTTAGTCTTAACGATTGCGGCTGACTTAATCATTTTTTCATCGGTGCTTTGCTAGGCTTGCCAGCGGCTTTTGCCGACTTAGTAGCCATGCCAAGTGCCATTGCAACGGCTTGCTTTTGGGGCTTGCCTGATTTCATTTCCATTTTGATATTCTTGGAAATGGTCTTATCTGAGTAACCTTTTTTCATTGGCATTTTATTCTCCATGTGAAACAGGCCAACATCTCTGCTGGCCTGTCTTGGTTTAACCACCGATGCGATAGACGACAAAAGTGTTAGCCGCAGTCTTACGGCAACGGAAACGTGCAGATGCACCAGCCGTAGCAGCAGTTGCAGCAGAACCCACGATGGTCACATCTGTATTGACTGTGAGGGTCAAAGCATATGCAGCCAAAGTGATAACGCTGAAGTCAAACGAATCACCAATAGCCCACTCAGTTGCCAAGTCAAGGTTTGTACCTGTTGGCAATTGGATGTCGCGTGATGCGGTTGGAGTGGCTGTAATGATGCCTGTCAACACGTTGGCAGCAGTTGCCACCATCGAGCCGCCATCAGCAATGTTGGCTGGCGCACCTTGAGGTTGCCAGTTGCCATTGTTGCTGATGTCAGGTGAAACACCCACAGAGTAGTACGCACCCGATGCACCAGCTTGAATAATCACGTTGGTGGCATTGGTAAATGCGCCTGAAACATAGGTGGTGTTGTCAACCGTAGTCAACAGATCATTGGCTTCAGGAAAGTTGGGGAAACCAACTTCTTGAAACACTTGTGCTGTTGAAAAGGCTTGAACAGCGATTTTCTCGCCTGCGGGTACTGCAACGGTAGCTGTACCTTGTGCAAAAATTACTTGATAGCTCATGATGACTCCTTAGGCTTGATTGAACAGCAAAATACCAGACATTTCTGGCTGTTTGTTAACCACGCCAAACAAAGTATCCAAACGATACTTGGTCTTCATGGTATTCACATCGTATTGCTTTTGCATGACCAACTCGATGCCTTGATCTGTTGAGGCGCGCATTACTGCAACACCAGCATCACCAGGCACAGCGTAACGACCAGGCAGAATTTCCAACGCATCTTTCTGCCAGAAGCAGTTGATAGGTGCTGTTGTGGTATTCAAACGGTTCATGGTACGACCAGAGGCGGCAGTAACGATACAGTTCTGATATTGCAACTCGGCATCAGTTCCACCTTGTGCGGAAATGATAGGAGGTGTAATCACGCAAGTGGTTGCATTGGTAACGCTCACAACACGGAAAGTCTTGGAGAAACCAGTACCTTGCTTAGTGATGTGATGAACAGCCTCAACGCCTGCGATTTCAAAGGCAGTACCAACTGGCAGGTCGGTGGTGCTCGACACGGTAATCGTTTGGAAACGATTGTCCACGTTCTGAGTCTCACCAGTTGCTGCGGTCTGTGTTGCCGTAGGCACGTAGTAGTTATTGGCGGCAGCCAAAGTGCTCATGGTTGGGTCAGAACCAGTTGCACCAGTAAGGCGGTTTGCGTAGTCCAGTTTGTAGGTGTCAAAACCTGCAACCATACCAACGTAAGAACGCTCAAACGCACTGTTTGACTTAGTACCTGCGAAACTACGTGACACGGATGTGCCACCAGTACCACCAGCAATGTTGCCAGCGATGCCGTTGTAGTCACGGCTTGACAAAGCCAAGTAACGATCAAAGGATTGAACACCCTGCTCGTTCATGATGCTGTCGCACAAGGCCACATCGTCATAGTCACCAGCGGCAGTGTTCACGGTCACGACCAAAGAACCTTGAGCCGCAGCCACGTTCATGATGGCGATGTTGATGTCAGATGCCAATTTTTGCTTGGCAGCTTCGCCCAAACGACCTTCTTGCAAAGCATCACGCAACTCAAGCGCATCCAAGATGAACGGCACTGACTTTTGAAAGCCAAGCGTTGCAGGGACGGAAAGTTGTGTGTAAGCCGTGAAGTTGTTAGTCTGGTCCATACCATCATACGACTGTGCGATGTAAGGCTGGGGACGGTAGATCACGTTGTTGGTGCGTTCCATCATCGAGCCATCTGTGTTGTAGATGGACACGTTGCGGGATAAAACCAAAGCATCGTTAAAGCCTTCGAGGATGTCCTCAAACGCTACGCGCTCTTCTTTTGAAAAACTATTGCTCATAATAAGCTCCTAAAAAATTATTTGGATGCTGATCGTTTCTGCGCCCTGTACTGAATGACCTTGGTCATATTGCCAGTACGTGCCGCATCTTCTCTCAGCCGTTCAAGTGTTGAGTCCACCGCACCAGATGATCGTCCAGTTCCTGTAACGATACGCTCTGGGGCGGGTGCTTGCCTGCGATTTGTAACTTTCAAGTCTTTCTCCAGTTTTGCTACCGCAAAGGCAAACTTTACGGGGTCTTTGATTTCAGCCAACTCTTTAGCCTTTGCAGGGTTCTTACCGAGTGCGTAAACAACGAGTGCAGGATTATCTGCACCTTGCAGCAAAACGCCTTGCTGGATGATAGAAAAAACTTGTTGAGCAACTTCTTCAGCATCCTCAAAGTCCTTTACTCTTAGCTCGGCTTTCGCCTTGCCATAACCATCCAACTTGGCTTGCCATGCCTTTTGCTGATTCATAACTTCAGCTTCTTGCTTGGCGTTGATTTCATCGGCTTGTCGCTTGCGCTCAAACCAACTGGTCAATGCTTCCTCGTATGCATCAGCGTCATAGTCGTGATCTTCTAGCTTGGGCTTATTTCCAATCACCACTGGCTTGGTCTCAGGTGGTGCGGCTTGTACCCTTGCTTGCAGTTCACGATTCTGCCTTTGCAGTTCTCGGTTCGTCTTACGCAACTCTTTTACCCATTCAGGCGCAGGAGTATGTTCTTCGGGAGGTGGCGCTTCCTCACCAATGCTGACAACTACTTCCTCTGTATCGGATTCTTCTTGGTCATCAACGATTTCCGTGACTTCCTCGATATCTTCCTCAACGTAAGTTTCTTCGTCCTCAATTACTGCCTTTTGATTCATCTTTGACCCCATTCAACTCACCCACTTTAAACGGCTGGGTGGTAACCGTTGTTTTAATTGTCGCTTGTTTTTTACTGATTCGCAACAGGTTGCACAATCTGCCCCTGTAAAATTTCTTGCACCGCTTGGGCATTGGTCATCGCCATATTCTGTGCTGTCTCGTCAACCTTGCCCAAAGTCTCTAGCGTTTGAGCACGTTTGAGTTCTGCGCTTGCCACGGTTTCAACAGTATCAGCTCTGGCTTTGGCGGCTTTTGCCATTTCATTCTCGGCTGCGGCTTGCAAATACATTGCGTTCGGGTCTTG